GGGACCCAGACGCAACAATTTGTTCTGGTGATAATTCTTTGCTCATTTTTTTACCTGCTGACTCTAGATGGGAAGAAGGCGCACCCATGCGACGACGCATTGCGTGACCTACTGATGACCAAGTTGCCATAATTACTCCTTACAGTATGTCTAAGGATAGAACTGTTTTAACTGGCTGTAATGGCAAAGACGATGGCGCTAATTTCTCCATCACGAGATTCAATAGTGGTAAATCCTGGTTTACAGGTTAAATCTAAACCTCTAGGGGCTACATAACCACGAGAAATGGCAATTGCTTTAACTGCTTGGTTTACTGCTCCAGCACCTACGGCACGTAATTTAACTTCATGCTTCTCATAAATTGCGTGGGCAATTGCTGATGCAACGCTCTGGGGGTTTGATGATGCGCTGACTCTTAGAAACGGTTCTTCAGCAGGAATTACTACGGGTTCTGTATTCAATTGTTAGTCCTTTGGTTCGAGTTAGTGTGCCATCCTGGAATACAGAGTAAGGCTAAAGTCTTTGTTGGTCTCGATATTTGGGATCTTTTATTTGGTCAACAATTGTCTTTTCTATTGCACTTATGTGGTTACCAGAGGCTAACCTTGCTAAAGCATAAGAATCAGCGGCATTGTCATCATTAAACTCAATACCCCACCGTTTGTAGATTTGTAAGAGCATCTCTTGCTTTTTAGCATTGCCTTTACCTGCTGCATATTTTTTAAGAGTCATTGGTGGAATTTTTAATGGGTAACGTCTTTGATCGCCCTCATCAAAGAAATCGTAAATAGCCAATCTAACTGTTGCAGATAACTCACCTAGTACTAGAGCAGCATGGCTGGCTAGTACTGTGCCTTCCATAGCAATGTCTAATATGTTTGCCTCTAATTCATCCTCAATGTATGAGAGGTGATCTACTAGCCATTGTCGTATGTCTGCCAAACGTTCTATGCCAAAATAAGGAGATTTATAAACCCAAGTTAAGTGAGTAGAGGGTGTCTTTGTATCTAACACAGTTAAAGCAAATCCAGTTAATGATTGATCAATGCCAACAGTAACTTCTTTACTCTTTGGAAGCCCGCCATCAATTAGTTTGGTAGGCATTTATTTTAATAATAACTCTATAGTTTTTTCTAAGTCATTCTTACCAGAGTCGTTTACAATTGTATGATTACATACGTAAGTATCCATAGCGGTCTCAGAAATATGAGAATTTATTGGAGCAACTCCTGGTCTTGCTACTCGCCAAATCTGTGCTTTGTCATACATCTTTATTGCATCTGCTTCATTTGGAAATCTAACATCAGTTATTACTATCTTCTCTAAACTATTTCCTAATCCTTTTAACGCTTGATTTACCCAAAAACCATTTCCATATCTTTCACGACCAACTTCACTTCCGTACACCTGAAGTAATCTTCTTAACTCTGGATTTTTTACCTTAGCGTTATCCCAGCCATAAGAGTCAACTAATCCTTGTACTCTAAATCCTTCTCTAACAATTGGGTTTAAAACATATATAGAGTCTCTAATTGCATCTGCAAACGCAATTCGTCTATATCCATGATTATCAATCAATACTTTTGCAACAGTGTCTTTGCCAGTTCCTGCATAACCTGATAATCCAATAATCATGATATTTTAATAAACCTTCCAGTTGTCCAAGAGTTGTGCGTAAGTATACTGGTGCTTATTAGATAAGCAAATGTTTCATCAAATGTTTCTTTTTTGTTTAAAATCCACCAACTAGCAAGTGCTGCAGTTGCGTTGGATGTTCCAATAGTTATTGATTTAGAACCATCTAAATTTAAGGTTGTATATCTTGGGTCTAAATAAAAGTCTGTTAATTCACCTGTTCCATTACTGTAACTTGCAATTGCTGGTGTTCCGTCAGCATAGGTTAACTCAGTTGCACCAACAGAGACCGTATCTGGTAAACAAGACGGATTCCAGACATGTTTTTTACTTTCACTATTTCCAACGGCTGCTAATACAGGTATGTTTTCTTCTTTTAACTTTGCAATTGTTTCTTTCATTGATTTTGGAGCAGTACATTTCTTGTCTATACTTCCTTGAGATAAACTTACAGCCACAATATTAAACCTTTTGTAATTTTTAACTACCCATTTTAATGCAGAATTTATGTCGTCTTGGTAATAACTGCTTGGAACTCCTTTGTTGCTCATTCCAACAATTCTGATAGGTATAATTTTTGCAGAGGGGTTTACCTGAGTAACTACTGAAATCATTTGAGTTCCATGATCCATGTATTTGCTTTTAGTTGTAGGTAAATTTGCTGCGCCAACACCTTCCATAACTTTTTTGCCATTTGGACAGGTAAATGATGAGACTATACAGACCTCATAAATAATGCTGTCTTTAAACAATGACGTGTTTGTACCAGTATCTATAACGACTATAGATTGAAAGGTTGTAGCGTGTACTGGTACTACTTGACTAAAAAGCAGTACCAGTACAAGTAACGCTTTTTTAATTCTTTACCCAACTTTTAAGTAAAGCAATTAGTCTATTTAAGTTGGCTCGTACCATAACTAACTCTTCAGTAAGAGAGGCTCTAATTTGCTCAACGGTCTGTGGTGTAGCAAAAGAAAGACTTTCTTTAGTTATAGAGTTTCCATTAATTTTAGTTGCAGAAATAATTGCTCCTGTTGAGGTGTCTACTACTGGAGTAAACTCCATTTTTCCATTAATAAAGTTATTGGGTCCAAAAGTAACGCTATTAGAGTTAACTGTTGCTGACAACGTAACAGAGTCAACAACTTCAGTGTTTGTTACTGCAACTGGGGCAATATTAGATCCCATACTAAAGTTGTTTGTTTGTTCGTTATAGGTAACTGCTCGTTCAGGCTCTGGATTATAGTAACCACCTTGTGAGGTATGAGTTGTTGTATTGGCTGGAACTTGTAAAACTACCTTGTTGCCACCAAAAACTCCTGATCCACAAACAGATGGTTGGCAAACAATTATGTTAGTTACAACACCGTCATTTACTACCGCCCACGTACCACACGGATCTTCAACAGAGCATGCTTGCGCTGGAGTAATCGATAAAAAAGAAAACGATGTTGCTAATAAAACACCGCTTAGTATTACGTTTATTTTTTTCATGTTATGAATGTATCCCTCCGTCCCATTCGGGACTCGTTTGTTCGTCTTGTTATTTCCCTAGAAACTAAGGTGATATCTCGTTCTTGATTATCAACCATCATCTCTAAGATCTTACGATAAGCATAGCGTTCCTCATGCACGTCTCCTAATTGGAGAATCTCTGGGTCAACTGAGATCTGAGCCTTAACAAGCGTGACTCGTGAGCCCTTCTCTACTGAGCCCATCTTTGTGATTAACATCCTACTCTCAGCAATCTCTAGGGCTCGTTGAGCCTCACGCTCCTTTAACTGGGCCTGAACTAACTGAGACGCAAAATAATCTGCCCAACCAGTAAGAATAGTAAACATCTCGGCTAATTGCTCACTACTTAACTCTGTAATGTCTGGTGGAAGAGTTACTTGGTCATATTTAGGCTTAGGTAATTCTAAACCCCTCTTCATTAATACATCTATTTCGTTCATTACTCACCTACTAAGTCACACTGTTTGCAGCCACTTGGGTCAACATTACATTTTGGCATAACGCCGTCATCTACTGCTTTGTTTATCTTTTCTGCTGCATAAAACACACGACTTACAGTGTCGTAATCTGCTTTTACAATAAATTCTTTGTAATCTTGATTAGCCTTTAACTCGTATAAAAACACAATCTCATTTGGAGCATCATCTCCAAACATGCGCTTTGCTAACTCTAAATACATTTGACCCTGTAATAGATGTCCACGAAATGGTCGACGTATGTTTTTCCAGGCCTTTGTAACATCTCCGTTAGCATCATAAAGAAGATCTGGTGCTTCAAATCTTAGCGTTCCTTCGCCAATAGACTTAATCTCAATTAAAAAATCTTTTCCTAAATCTTTAACCCATCCATCAGTATGTCCAGCAATTCTCAAAGAAGGATCTACCAGTGCTACTTCAGCATACTTCATTAATGTTCCTGAACAATGCTGGCATGCTCTTGGAGATAATCCAGAAGTTATACCATTACAAGAGACGCACTTAAAATCTCCCCAAAGGTTACCCATTTCATAAATGCGATTTTGCCATTTTTCATGGATAAAGTGACCCTCATCAAATATGTTTTGTAATCTTAAGTTTGGCTTATCTTTTTTCTTTGTGCCACCCGTAAGCAAGTAATATGAGTACCGATAACAAAAATCAGACTTTATCATTTCGGATGGGTGTAGGACAGTAGTGCTTCTATTGTCATCTGGTCTACGCAATAGGTGTCGTTCAATAGGTCCTATAAGTCTTGTTTCAATTTTTTTAGTGTCTAAAAACTTTTTTAACTCTGTTGTTTGAACCATTGTATTAATCCTTATCCTTGTTAAATATAAAGTCTTTTAATGTCATCTTCTTTTTATATCTTTTTTGCCACTTTCTAATTAACGCATTACGTTCTCTGTGGCTTAAGCCTCCCCAGATTCCGTGTGGCTCATCCCTTTTAACGGCATCCCATAAGCACTCGGTGCGTACTGGACAATGGTTCTTTCCTGTCTCACCAAGACAAAATGACTTTGCCTTAGTTGCAATTGCTTTATATTGCTCTTTGTCACGAGGAGGGTAGAAGATATCGGTATCTTGTCCTGAACATCTTGCTTTGTATCTCCAGGAGTACTCTGGTTCATCCATTTGTTAGGCATCCTTTAGTTTCTCTCGCATTTCTAAGAAGTCATCCTCAATAAGTAGAACATAGTTCTTATTGTTAAGGCTGACACCTAGAACTGGCATTCGGCTCTCAAGTATTGCCTCTCTTACTATTTTTTCTAAAACATCGGCTTTTAATGAAAAGGATTTTTTTCCTGTCCACTTATGTTCAATCAGTAGGTCATCTGATCTTACATCGCCTTTTCTTGACCAAAGAGCCCCAGATGCTGCGTTACGAGAACCGCCAACTTTATTAGCAAGTCTTTTCTCGTGCTTCTGAGACTCTTTCTGTCCTTTAGTCTTCAAGTTCTATCTTGCCTTCTTCGTAGCCTTTTAGCAAACGAGGAACAAGATAAAACAATGTTTCACGCCAAAAACATTCTGAACAACCACAAAATGATTCTCCTGAAAGTGTCTCTGTTTCTGGAACATCTTCTTCATTTCCATCCCATAACGCTTCTAAAAGCATGTCCGTATATGACTCAACGCCTTTCTCTAAGTCATGTGCCCATGCTTGGTCGTTAACAACAAACTCGTTATTTTTCATTGTCTTCTCCTGCCATAGGGTTATCTGGAGTTTCAAAAACTAATTTTTGCAACTCTTCTTTTAAATCAATCTCTTCACGAATACTGTCAATAACAGATTCTATACCCTGCCACTTACGATCACCAAAGTAGAACCAGCCACCCTTACGAGTAACGATATCTTTTACTACCGCTAATGACGCAACTTCTTTAGCAAAGTCGTATTCACCTGGAACACAATTCCCACCCTCTGCAAAGTAGAAATCAAAGTAGGCAACACGCTGTGGTGGTGCGGTTTTGTTCTTTAATGTGCGGACCTTGATGCGTTGTCCAATACGAATCTTACTTGTACCAGAACCGACTTCAATCCATTCATCACGACGAATTTCACAACGAGTAAAGAAGGCATAGTTCTTACCTTCGCCACCAGGAGTTGTACGTGGGTCTCCATGCATAACGCCAATTTTCATACGATACTGGTTAATAATTAAACCAAGAACTGGTCTCTCATCCTCAACTAGGCTGCGCTTCATGGCTGTACCTACTACACGGAAAAACTTGTTTGTAAGTAAAGCGCCTCTACCAACGGTCATTTCACTCATGTCTTTTTCCATTTCTGGAGCAGGAGAGAGCGCTGGTAATGAATCAATAACAATTGCATCTACGGATTTTGATTCGGCAAATTCAATCACAGATTGATAAGCCTCCTCCATAACGGATGTCTCAATAACAATAACTCTACTTGTATCTACTCCACACATTTCTGCGTACTCTGGAACCCATTGCTCAGCAGCAACCCACACAGTTGTATGATCGGGATTTATTGCTTGATTAGCCGCAATCGTTTTTAATGCAACAGCAGTCTTACCGTGAGATGGTTCCCCAATTAATTCGTTCCATTGGTTTCCTGGGAATCCTCCTCCAAGGACATAATCCAACGTAGTGCTACCAGAGGTAATACGAGGAATAAGGTCGCTCCTAATATCAGAAGCAAGGACGACCACATTATTGCCGAATTTCTTGTTGAGTTGTGCAACAATCTTTTTTGCCTCATCATTCATTTACCGCCTCCGTTATACTGTGTATTTTGTAATTGTTAACTTTAATCTCAATAAATTCTTCATTTTTTGTATAGATAGTGTCTTTACGTACAATTGGTGCTTTTAAAAACGCTTGTCCAGGTATAAGTAGTACATGAGTTCTTTCATGGTTTAGCATAGCAAAGATAGAGTCAGTGTTTGCAAACTTTAACTTTCGTTTTGGAAAGTGAACTGTATCGAAGGGAAATACAGAGCCTCGCCAACTATGCTTTACTTCTACTTCACAATACTGATAGACAAAAGTTTCATCATGAAAAATTACGTCTATACCGTATTGATCTGGATTTACCCACGCTTTAAACCCGTTTAACTCTAAAAAGTTAATGACTAAATCTTTTGCATTGTCATTATCAGCATAAAGTTCTGGACTAAAAGGTTTATAACTCAATTTACTCTTCCAATTATTCCTTGAGGATTCCAATTATTTTGTGAGTCATTTCCTATAGAACTCTTTACTGATCCCTCAACTTTAGCACCAGTTAATGAACCAAACTTACTGCCAGACTGTTGAATTGGGTAACCACAGTCATAACATCTAAGGCTTATATTTTGAGCAGGTGCCATGTAATTTCCTGAACCACAATCAGGACAGTTCTGTGTTTGTTTAGCACTCTGTGCTTTTGTAGTTGGCTCCTGTGGTTGTGGCGGAATGTAAGGAGTCATTGGTTGTTGAGAAGCGGGCATTGGAACATTTGGCTGTCGTTGTGTTGAGGGTTGTTGTGTACCTAATTGTTTTGACCACCAGTCTGAATTACTCATTTGCTGTCCCAGTTCTTTTCACAACGCAAACATAACACAGTAAAATCTGTGGTTAAATTATCCCAAACAATATTGTACATTTTGTGACCAAATATTTTACAAAGAAAACTCATTTTGCTTCTCCCCACTTGTTAACTATTTTTACATCTGCAATGAGCGGAACAGTTATTTCTGGAAAAGAAATACCTTCCATAGACTCACGAATTGCTTCGGCGGTCTCTTCTGCAAGATCTTCACGGGCAACTGTAACTAACTCATCATGTACAGTCAAAAC